ATCTACGCCAGTGTTGGCTAAATCCCCTGTAGCTAACTTAAAAATCAACGGTGATATTAAGCCGCCAACTTGTACTATTAATGGGGCGACACAAAGTGATGTCCTTTTTGATTATGGAAGAATAAGCCCATCACTTATCCCTCAATCGAAAATTTACTCTTACTCTGGCATTGTAGCTCATAATGTCGTTACGGTTGAATGCGATGCAAAAACATATTTAACATTTGTTGCGTCTGATACTTATGGTGACACGGAATTAAGTGTTAATAATACGTCAGAATGGTTTCATTTAGTTGATAAAGCAAATCCTGAAAATACAGTTGGAGCGGCTGATTTCATATGGAGTGATGCTACGGTCGATGGTAAACCAGCATTTATTTCACGGGCAAACGATGTTGCAATTACAGGAAAAAGCTACAACAACGTCCTATACAAAGGGCCAACTAATGGTTGGACATCAGAACAACAATCAGGTGTTGATAAAAATGCCTTGGCTCTAATTCCAGGTGAAGTTTTCCAATCAAATTTCAGGCATGGTAATTCAAATGGTACCTTTATTTTATCTAAAGATGAATTAAGTAAAAAAGGAATAGATTTATCTAATGGTTTAGATTTTATCGGGGAGGCTGTTCTCACTTTTAACTTTGGTGTCTAATTTTTAGAATAATTGATAATCACAATATAAAGATTTATTATATTGTGATTATCTTTTTATATTAATATGAATGAATGTTATTTATGCTATCCTAGCTTTCTTCCTCTTCTTTCTGTCTGCATTTTTTCCGCTTTCTGTGCTTCTTCTATCTCACGTATTCTCACGAGAATAGAACCGTCCTCTATAACTGCAGAGTCGTCCCAAATAAGTGACTGTTTATTAACGTCGAGTGGCGTTTCAATACTGTTATCAACACAGCCCAATTTAGTTGACAGAGAAAAGTAAAACTACGTTATGGAGAATGTATGCAAAGAGAAAGGAGTTTCCAAAACCACAAAAAACGAAAGCCGGCACATTTTTAGATTAGCCAGAGCATGTCTATGAAGAGTGGGTTAGAAGTGAAAAATGGTAATGCTAATTTGACCCGTTACTTGACCCGCATATCTCGCAGATTTTTTTAAAAATCGCATAAGGTGTTGATTTTAAATGGTACGCCCTACAGGATTCGAACCTGTGACCTACGGCTTAGAAGAGCGTAGAATTATGCTTTAATATCAACTAAATACAGTCTCACCAAGCGTTCACACGTCCCACCTTACCTAAAGTTACTTGAAGTTGCCTTATGCTGCTTCATGTTGCTTGTCCCAAATTAGTCCCATCAATTCTCCCACCCTGCTATACTCTCCAAAAAACTAACCGGATCTGTTATGAATCTCGCAAACCTAACTCAAGAAGAAAAAGACAAAATCAATGTCGATTTAGCCGCAAGTGGTGTCGCATATAAAGAACGCCTCAATATGCCAGTTGTTGCGTCAGAAGTTGAACGACAACAACCAGCACATTTACGCGAGCACTTTAATGAACGATTAGCGTTTTATCGTGAGAGAAGTAAGAAGTTGCCAGATGCGAATTCTGTGCAGTATTTGAAGACAGAGTAGTGCCGATGCTTGATGGAGCCTACTGAGTTATATAATCAATCAGTTATCAATTTCTGGTGTGCTATTGATATCCTGATTTTCTTCTTCTTTTTGTCTGCGCTCCTCTTCCATCTTCTGTGCTTCTTCCATCTCACGCATTCTCACATTATAGATGGATTGCTCTGGCATCTGTACACGAACGGAAATGAAACGACCATCAGGGATATCAATCGGGTCGCCGTCTTTGTAACCGTCAATTTTATTATTGGCAAACTCAGGTGCGTTAGGGTGAGTTCGATGATACGTTCTCACGAGAATAGAACCGTCCTCCATAACTTTAGAGTCTACCCATATCAACGGCTGTTTATTAACATCGAGTGGAATTTCAATACCACCATCAACACCACCCCAACCTGCATCTGAGTTAAAGCCTAAAACGCCTTCGATAAGATATTCACCCTGAGCTACTCGAGTAACTGTAGCACCTTCTGATTCATCGTTAGTAGTGAATGTGCCATTGGGGTTGATGTTAACTATCGGGGAAGCTTTTTTTATGAATCCTTGGGGATCAACTGTCGTATTTTGTTCTCCATATGTTTTATACCACCGACTCCACTTATCATCATATGAGTAATAGGTGCGAGATAATGCCTCAGCAGTGTAGTAATCCATCCAATGTTGTATGCATGATGATTGACCAGCGCCACGCCAAACAGTTAAATTACCCGCCCGTTTCGTTGGGTGATTTAGACTCTTACCAGCGTCCACTGTCGCAGGCTGATTATGCCAACCAAACCCTTTTAAGTTATTGAAGTCTGCTACCTCTATGTTTCCTGATACATTCATGCCATAATCACCAACAAGCATCATCATACCGGGTCTTTGTGGATGTAATACTTCACCAGTCCACTGTTTACCATCCCAGTAATCTAGAAATGCCTGCCCTCCCCGTACTCCCAACATATATTTATAATCATTTTGTTGAGCACAAACTCTAGACGCATTAATAATTCCCCTAAACGTTTGCTCTGCTGTTACTGATAAATCAGCTCTATTACCAATATCCCCCTGCATCTTCTTAATGCTATCTAACGTTACTTTTTGCCCGTTAGATAGCTCTACTGTCACCACGCCGTTATTCATCATCCACTGATCCATTGCTCGCAGAAAATACGTCGTATCTGATGCAATAGCGGTCATACGATTATTAGCGTCGCTGTATGAGTTCGGCTCAGTAAGATTAATACTGTAGCTGGTGTTTTTTACGGTAAATGTAGCCGGTTGTGAAATGACTAATTCTGTATCGCTATTAACTCTATCCACCATGTAAATAAAATTAGAATTACCATTTTTAATTAAAATAATGGTGCCTGAGCGAATAGCGGGATTATTAACTGTCCATTTAGTACCTGTGCCAGAGACAATAGCAGACCCTGACACTGTGCTAACAGTGCCTGTTGTGTATATCATGAGAATAATTTTCCTAAAATTTAGATACAAAAAAACCGCATTGGCGCGGTATTTAATCTTCTAACATTGAAACGTCTATCATAAGCCCTTGTTCCATTAATCCAGAACCTTCTCGACTCGGAGGCATACTTATCCAACCATCCTCTTCTCCTAAGAACTCGTATCGATACTCAAACGTTAACCCTCCCACATCATCAACTAAGACATAACGCTCGCTATATCTTTTGAATGTCCAAACTTCATCCCACGTGTCAGGGTCTATGTAGCTTCGTATGTTTGTATTATGAAAATACCCCATAGAGCGAGTCTTAATCATGCCATACCGATGACCACTTTTGCCTGCGATTCTTAATGAGCCTTTGCCAGCGCTCCCCGCATTGACATCATAATATTTCTCAAAGCAGACCAACTTGGCAAGAGATGAAAATTTAATTTTCCCTTGCTCATCATAAACTTCAAGACCAACTCCGTGTTGAGGGATGTTCACCTTGGAAATCGGAGCAACTACCCATTGATTATTTAATGCATAGATTCTCGGATAGCTATCATAAGGACCTGAGGCTGTCGTTAGTTCATCAGGAGTTAGTTTTTTTAAGACACAAATTGTTTCGAGCTTATCGGTTAATTGTATTAGTCTATTATTTGTGTAAATTTCTACACCAACCATTTCACACCACCCATACGACAACATGACTTGAGAATGAGTCATGCGTTTGTGTCTGCCCGCCACCAGAACCATTATTCTCCCAGCGATAGATATTGTAATCAACGCGGTAGTTTAACGTGTTCCCAGATATGGAGTATTCCGTTCTCTCATTAGGTTTATCTACATGAAACTCACCACTAAATCGAGAGCGACACCGTAGCCAGAAATGGCAAACAACCTCACCTCCTAAGGAAATCTCAGGAATAGTAAGAGATCCATATTGGGACAAAGGAAGGTCAAATTGCCCCAAGTGGCGCGGTATAATAGTGTCTTCTCCAATAATGAGTCGCCCTTTCTCATCATATATTTCTAAACCCATGCCCATTACCATATCCCCATTCTGATACGCATCGTGCCTTTTTTATCAAACAATCGTTTTAATATGTTTGTTTCAATCCAGTACCCCTGAGCGTTATTTCCATATTTAATTTCTTCACCAGTACGCATATTAAGTTGATAGCCCACCTTGTTTGCATGGCTGAAATTGGTTGATTGCAATACATCAGCTATTTTTGCACTGGTAATAGTTGCATCACCAATAAACGCTTCTCTAATGAAGAACTGCCCATTTTTGGCATACATAAACAATTCCATCTTGCCATTTACAGGGTTATACCAAGCAAAGTTATTTGCGTTGTAACCGATATAGGACTCCAGTTTCCCGTTCTTAACCTGGGCACTAATTACTTGCCCTGCTGCATTGTATTTCACGTTGTTATGAACAATCGTAATGTTGATGGAATGGGTAACTACACCGTCACCGGTTTGCTTAAACGTGGCCTGCATTTTCTCCTGTATCATGCCCTCTTGTTTATCAAACTTAGCCTGAACTTGAGTTTTGTTTTCAGCAAAAGCCTTATTTGTGTTAGATATGGCTTGGGAGTTTGAAATAATATCAGCTTGAGCCTTACCCATTTCTGTACGTATTTCAGTAAAGCGCTGACCGATAGCCTCATCAAGTTTAGTAATAGAGGTTTGAGTCTCCTTAATCGCCGATTTATTCTCACCAACAGCAGAATAAATTTCTTTGATTTCCTGCGCCCATGCCTCCTGTTGATTTGCGAAAACCTTTCTTAAATCTTTGATTCCAGCCTGTGCATTACCATCTCTAACGAGTAAATCAGTAGATAATTCATAGGTGGCATTAACAAGTTCAGCAATAGACTCCGTATTCCAATTCAGTTTTTCGTCAAGTTGTTTACCTGCCTCTGTTGTCATGAATTGGCCGTCTAACTCATCGAGAATAGCCTCCGTGTTATCATCAGCTTGCCCCTTTGCTTCCACAAAATGAGACTTTCCATATTCATTTACGCTTCTTACATAAAACCAGTAATCGCGCCCCGCCTTTAATTGCCCTTTTGTCCAGAACTTAGCGCGACCGAGGAAATCAGCCTTTGACTCTATTTCATTAACATTGTTTATTCTTCTTTCACCAGAAAACCAGAACTCAAACTCGGTATTTAGAGTGTGTGGCACGGCGATATGAGGGATTAGTTTTATTTCAAAAAAACCAGACTCAACAATTATTGAGTTAGGTGCGCTTGGCGTACCAATAACCATCTGGACTTTTGATTCATTACCAAGCATCCCATTAGTATCTCTGCCTCTTACACCGACAAGATAGTCACCAGCTTCAAGCCCATTAAAGTAGTACTCTAAATCTGTGGTATTACCAGTAGATACAACCTTACTATCTTTATAAAGAGTGACATTAAATGAAATATTTCTGTTGATGGTTGTTGTCATCCACATTGCCCTAGCCTGAACTTGTGAGCTGTCATTGACATAGGCAATGGAAAGTCGCTCTATATTAGGGATCCGGATAACGTTTTGCGTTGGAGGGCTTCCAGTAAAATCAACACCATTATCAACAATGCGCTCTTTTTGCGGTTCGTGTTGAATGCAGTTATATAAATAAATCCCGTCTTTGTCTTCCGAAATGGTAATGACTCGAAACAATCTTGTTGTTAGCGTGCTTTTGGTAATGGAAAACACACCATATTGTTTCAGTCCACGAGGAATCTCACGCAAAGTGACAATATCACCATCGATAGATTGAATGTCTATTTTCTCGAACCCGCCTGATGACCCTAAAAATGAGAAGGTGCCCTTATCGTCATATTTCCAATCTATAGGCGCATCAATAGTAATAGTGCTACCATTAATTGATAAAACCCGACCTCCTACCTTCACTCCTGCAAAGCTATCGTCTGCTACTTCAATAATATCACCAGAGATGCAGTTAATCCCCTCTCTTCCTGTTGAGAATGTAACGCTATCTTTCTCCAGCTTTTCTGTCTGTAATATCCACTTACCCACTCTGTGAGCCTGTCCGCGACTAGTGCAACCAAAAGCAGCAACTTTCTTAACATTTACACCGCCGAATCGCTGAATAAGATCATCATCTTGGATAAATTCTCTTTCTTCACTCCATCCATTACTCGGGTTTACCCATGACACCTCGATAGCATTATGACGGGCTGATTTCGCTGTTGATGTATATTTAAATTTTCCATCAATAACATTTGAGTTTGTGTACGTCCATACTGGATCTGATGGTCTATCTTGAAAGCACGTTAATTGCTGTCCGTCCCATAAAGGCATACCGCGAAATACAGACGCTAAGTCATCAAGCACTTCTTTGGCTTTTCGTTGAGAGGTAATGTAGGCATTAAAAGTAAAGCGAGGCTCTTTGTTGCCAAACCCATCATCAACCAATTCATCACAGTAACGAGCAATGGCATATAGCGCGAATTTATCAACACCAAACGAGCCGATCATCTCTCCTATACCGTATCGCTCATTAGTGACTAAATCGTAAAAAACCCATGCAGGGTTATTAGACCATGCTGGCTTGAAGCGACCAGTCCAGATGCCCGTATAAGTACGGGACTCGGGATCATAGTTATCTGGAACTTGGATAATCATCCCTTTGATATGATAGGTGCGATTGGGTGTATCACCGTATTGGGATTTATCGATTTTCATCCCGACGACCGCAGAATTAGGGTAAGAGAATTTAGCGTCAGTTATTTCTGTGTAGCTTGCCCATACTGTTCCGTTTTTCAGTAGATCACTTTTACTATCATCTGTTAATCGTGAAACTCTAATTTGGAAAGGTTTCTTTTTAGGTGCATCAATGATATATGATTCTAAATATTGACCACTGATTTTTCCGGTTATTTTTGCTGTTTCTGCATGTGTCCAACCAGAACCATCATTAACTTCAATAAGCATTTCTACCGTAGCATCGTGCTGATTTCCCTTGTCATCTTGACTAACAAGAGCAGAAACACCCAAAGTGAATCTAACGCGGTCAGTTTCCTGATCTGAAATAGTGCGTAAAATTGGTGTGCTTTTTTTTACCTCTACATTGACAGGAATTTCTTTTTCTACAAAAGGAAAATCCTCTAATGGTTCTTGCGTTTGCGTTCCTGATCGCCACTGAACCTCAACACCATGAATATTCGGATTGCCATCTTCATCTACAACAGGCGTTCCATTCAATAAAAATCCTGACATACCACCGACAGGGCCTTCTATCGGCCCTTCTGAAACTAAATCGATGACATTAAGAAATTGTTTGTTTTTTAAGTTGTCATCGAGCAACCTAGGAGTTCTTCCTCCACCGCCACCTTTACCCATTAAATAGTCTCCAAACCTTGTGATATTACATTTGAACCCACAACCATCTCGCCATAACAGATAGGAACCGGATAGCCTTGCCCGACCCTATTTGATAATGAACTGAAATACTGGTTACTTTCAGAATTTCGACCTTCTATGCTCGGGGCTGGCGGTGTTTTGGTTAACATCGTTGCCAATCCCGCGGCGGCCACGCCTACACCAGCGGCAAATAATGCAGTCGATGTCATCGTTGCCAAAAATCCGCCCGGTATTAAAAACGATGCGCCAATTAAAGCAGCTCCACCAATAATGCCTAGCCACCCGCCGGATTTAGCACCACCAACTATAGGGACGATCGTAATAACATCTCCTTCATTTAATGGCGTACTTAATCCCGTGGAAATACTATCCTCGGTCATATCGTTACCTGCGATACGAACGCGAAACTGACCTTGGTTAATCTCTTTTTTCAACCCATCAATTTGATAGCAAAGACAGCGTAAGGCCTCACCTGCATTACTTACCTCAAGCTCGAACCTGCGTCCAAATCTGCGTAAATAGCCTGCAAACTGTAATTTGACCATTGTTTATGCCTCCAAATGCTGTGAGTGTATTTAAACCAGTAACCACCGTAAGTATCTCGCTTACTCAATCTGTCTGGCCTGTGATGCAATATTTCTTGATTACCTAAGTACAACGCAGCGTGACAAGGTTTTGATGTGCCTAGGCAAATCAATATCATGTCGCCTTCTTGAGCCTCTTCTACTTGATAAAATCCCTGCTTATCCGTGTTATCAAGATAGAGATTTTGTTCTGTGTACCACCATTCATCGGGACGAATAAAATCATCTAGCTGAATGCCTGACAGATGATAGGCATCACGTATAATGGAATAACAATCCTGCTCACCATGCTTAAACTCTCTACCTAACAGTGGCGCTATTGGTCTGAACTTATGGATCACCCCATCACATACCAACCACCAAGGCAGATTTGTTCTCCTTTGTATTGTTCTGTCGCCAGAGCTCAGGAAAGGCTTTCCGTCAGGGTGACTATGAACAATAGCTTTGATTTCTGAATAGCACTCTGCCGTCATCCAATCGTCTGGGTTAATTTCAAAATAGTTTTGCGGATCGGGGTGTATGTTTCTGCAAGGGAAATACCTGTCACCCGAAATTAAGCCGCAAGACTCCCTCACTCCTTCCGCTTTCGCGTGAGCGATAATGTCTTTCTCAATCATGGATTAACCTAATTTATTTGAGCCTAAATACCCGCCGAATGGCATATTCCCCTTATGTCTTAATTTGCACCCGCTGTATTTATGAGAGCATTTGTCTTTTAAGGGATCGGTTGTTGGTTGGTCTTTTTCATCTGCAACAGGTGGTCCATCATAACCACAATCAAATCCTCGGTATCGCCACGAGCAGATATCAGCCTGAATAACCCGTCTAGGTATCAGGGCGTTATCTGTTTCTGTTGGAAGTGCTAATATATACGTCACAAAATCAGAGTCTGAACTTTCTCGCTGTTCGATAACATATTTTTGAACGGCTTCTCTGGTTGGATCTGCTTGTGGGTTTCCGTTGGGAAAATTAACAGCATCGAGATATTGCTCTAAAACCTGTCTGCGAGTAACGACAGCACCTAGCGCATCATCATAGTCGTTGTTAATCGCAGTTAACATTCCGTCAAAGTTAGCAAACGTCATTTTTGGTCTGTCTGATGCCCCCTGAGCTGTTACACTAAACCCTGTGACCTGAACAGGATAAGGCTCATATCGTAAGCCCTGCCAAATAATAGGTTTTAATAAGCCGTTCATGCCGTCATGAAACCGGTAAACGTCACCACCAAAACGACTCAAATCGACCTCATACAAATCTAACATTGCATTTTGCTGTAAATCTGCAACATCTATGCGCATCTCTTGAGGTATATCCCTCATGCAACAACCTCCTCAAATGTGCAATCTATCTGCCATGCCGTCGCTCTTGGCGTTACCTGCCATCCACGGCAAACAAATTTACGTTTAGAGTTATCATCACTGGTTAGCCATAAGAATGATTCAAGTGCACCTCGAGCCTTAAGAAACTCATCAATCTGTTTCCCAATATCAGTACGCTTAACAAATGAGAGTTGATAAGTCTTTAGTTGGTTGTTGATCCCGTCTTTGACTCTTTGCTCATAACCGTTACCAAACTTAGCCACCTTTACTTTAGGCTCATTACCCACCTGATAAGCTGTTTCAGGTCGCCATTTAAACTCTTCCATTGGTTACTCCAATAAAAAAGGCGACACAAAGCCGCCTGATCAAATATCAGGATATTAATAAATATCCATTAGGTTATTTTATATATTCAGCCCAGAGAAACTTGCCGAAGGAATGGCTGATTTACTTCGGTGTGAGGGAATTTTATGCAATTTAATTTGATTCATGTTTCAGGCATAGACCGAGCTAATGATAAGAACACATTAGATATTGCCTTACAAGGTTCGGATGGTTCAATCCACCATTTCACAATAGATGTCACAGGTAAAGTTGTAGAGAATTTAACATTAAGAGATATTGAAAAATTAGCTATACAACACGCAAAGAATAGCTTTGCTAACTGTACTAACGGCTAAAGCTTTCGACTGCAGTAATTCGCGTGCTTAGTATATCTAAATCACAGCTCGTTGCCTTTTGCATATCAGCGAGCTGTTTTTCCAGTGACTCAATTCTTTTCACTAAATCTTCTATTGATGGTGTAGATAATAGTAGTTCAGATTTAATCATCACACCTTTAGCTATTACATTGCCGTTACTGTTTTTCATGACCCCGTTACCATCCATCATTAATATATTTTCTTGATTACTCATAACTACCTCTCTTAATTACCAACCTCTTACTTTTTCCAAAGCACCACCGCTACGCATTTCGTTACCAAGTACGTCATAAACCGTACCTCTCACCATTTGCTGTATCTGTTGCGCTTCCTTTTGAGTGATGCCATTAGGTGCTTGAACTTGGAATGTAAAGTTCATATCACCCATGCTGACACCATTACCGCCTTTACCCATTTGTCGATTACTAATAACTCGACCATTATCGCCCGGTATCATGTACTGACTACCGTTAGATGCCTTGAATATCTCAGGCTTACCACCTTCACCCACTCGATACATAGAGCCAGCATTTACGGGGCCACCATTTTTACGAGCACCAGCAATCAACCCCATCGTTTTACTAGCCGCCATAGCCGCCGTATATGATGATGTTCCCGTTGCCACTGCTGCGCCTAATGTGGCTATTGATGCGCTTAACGCCGCTGGTGCCCATGCCGCTTGCGCTGCCGCAGCCTGAGCCAATGCAGATGCTTGAGCGGCTGTCGCCATACTTTCACCCATAACCATATTCTTAACCTGTTGCATACCCATTTGAACCAGAGCGCCAACAGCTTGGTCTACAATGGTTAATGCGACATTACGGAAAGCATCGTTAAGGGATTGTGTTTGAGTTAATAGCCCCGTGAGTACGTTAGTAGAGCGTTGTCCTAATGCGTCCAACCCATCAGCTAAGAATTGATTGGCTTGGCTCTGATTGCGCCATATCTCCCATTGAGCATTTAACCGGTCTTGCTCATATTGAGTATTGGCGGCATTCATTAACTCTAAGCCACGCTGAGTGATAGCCCCTTTTTCTGTTTCAAACTCACGAATAAGTGCAAGTTTACGCTCGTGTTCATTTTTGAGTTGCTGAACAGGGTCTACTTTCCCTTTGATGTCATCTTGCGGTGAGACAGCGTTATTAGCCTTTATTTCGGCTATCTTCTGTTGATATTCCGCCTCAATTTCAGCTTTACGCCTTGCTGCCTGTTCAGTGAGAGATACATCATCTTTTGTTATCCGCTCTAAGTCTGCCAACTGCTTATCGTGAGATTCTTTAGCCTTGGAGACTAAATCAAGCTCAAGCGCAGCTTTCTTATCTGCTAGATTACGCTCAATGTTGTATTTTTCTTCTGCTAGCTGCTCCGCTTTTTCAATCTGCTTAGGAGATGCATTGTCACCCAATGCTTTAACAGCATCATACTTAGCCATTTCAAGAGATCCGTCTTTGTAACCTTTGTTTAAAAGCTCAATTTCTTCTCTCTGGCGCTTTAGTGCCTCATATGCTGCGTCTGTGGCTTTGGTTGATTCCTTGGTCGTTTTGTTGCGTTCGGCTGCGGCATCTTTGGCATCTTGGGCCGCAATTGCTACCTGATTTAATACCAAAACCTCCTCTTTGGATAGATTATTATCTTCTGCATAAAATTGAACTTGCAATAATCTCTTATCTACCTCACTTTTTGAATTTGCTAACTTTATTTCTCTCTCTAAAGTCTTACGCAAATCCAAGGCCTTCTCTGATAATTTAACTTCCAATTGTGTGGCATTAAATTCACTTTTAGCGCCTGTTGCATCTCTTATTTGTTGGGTGAGCCTGCCTAATGCTGATTTTTCAATATCAAGAGTTGTTGCGCTTTTAACGCTTAAATCAATAGCCTCCTTCAGTTTTTTATCGTACTCATTTTGTGCATCTGTTAGATATTTAGTTATTAATTCTGAGCGTTTTTTGTTTTCAGCTAGATCACCTTCTAGTTTTATTTTTTCTCTTAATATATTTATAGTGTTTCTTTCAATTAATTCAGGATTATCACCAAGAGCTTCTTGTTGCATATTTAATCGAGCTTCTAGCCTAGCTAGTTGCTTTTCTTGCTCTTTCATTTCTGCATTTAGAACTTTTTGCTTATCAGCAGCATCCTGAGCGTCACGAGCAATCTCTTGATATGAAAGCTCTTTTAATTTAGCTGTTAACTGATCGACACTATCAGCAAAATCTCGAGCCTCTTGCTTCGCCTGCTCCGTTTTTTGATGGAAGTAATACATTGCGGCACCAGCAAGCATTAGTGCCCCCATAGGTCCACCCAAAGGAGCCGTGGCAATATTGAGAGCTTTCATTGCACTAGCCATAGTAATACTTGTTGATGCAACTCTTGCTTGGGCCGCAGCTAATCTATTTGTTTCTAGGGTTTCCTGTCTGGTCAGTGCTGCTATTCTTGCTGAATTTGCCGATAATTCATTTCTTATTCTTGAGCGTTGTTGTTCAGTCTGAGCGGCTGAAAGCTGAGCTGATAATGATTGTTGAGTCGTTAAAGCAAATGCCTTTTCTGCCTGCACCCTAGTTAGCGTCTCTTTTGCAGCAATTACCTCTGCTTTGGCTGAGTTTCTTGTCGCTATAGTAGCCGTTATGGTATCTTTTGCTTTCTTTAATTGTGCAACACCAGCAAGAGATAGTGCAGCAAGAAATCTAGACCCTATAACCCCAGCTGCAAAAGTTAAAACGTCAGCCATGGCATCTAAATTCCTACTGACGGCGATAACAGCATCACTGAATACGTTAATAGATGTCTTTATTGTTGTGTTTTCACCAAGAAACTTGGTTAAGTTGTTCCCTGCCTCTTGAAATGCCTGTGATATTGTTCGAGTAGTTTTAGCGAACTCTTTACCGATCGCATCACCTTGAGAAAGCAATCCTTTCACAACAACATCTGTAGTTAGCTTACCTTCCGCAGCCATCTTGCGCAGCTGACCAATACCAACACCCATTGAGTCAGCAAGCGCAACCATCAAGCGGCTACCCTGCTCTGCTACTGAGTTAAATTCCTCACCACGGAGAACGCCAGACGCGATACCCTGCGATAGCTGAATAATGGCGTTTTCTGCTTCCTGCGCAGTAGCACCAGATACGATAAAACCTTGGTTAATGATGGATGTTAATTTTGCTAAGTCTTCTGCTGATGTATTGTACTCTCTCGTTCCTCGTTCTAATCGTGCGTAGAGTGTTGCTGTGGCATCAAGACTAGATCGCGTTGCTTGAGAGATATCAAATACTCGTTGAGTAACATCAATAAGTGACTCACTTGCACGAACAGAGTTAGATAATTTGTTGTTTAACTCAGTCCACGCTTCGGAGTAACTAGCAACCATTGAAGCCGATAAATAACCGGCAAGTGATGCGGCAACTTTGGATAAAGATAACATTGAACGTTCAGTGTTATTCACCGACTGAGACGTTCTGTTAAAGCTGCTATCCATTCGATTAAGACGTTGCTCTAACTGACGCTGAGATGTTAGCAATTGCTGAACATCCATTTGAACTTGATAAACAATTTCACCTACATTTGCCATTTATCGGCTCCTTAAAATGAAAAACCCCGCCGATTGGCAGGGTTGAGATTGTTAATATATCAGGCTAATATTTTACACTTCGCACATCTAACAACATTTCATTTGCTTCATCACATCTATCCTTTTGCTCTTCTGGTATCTCATCCCCAGATTCACGCATTAAATCGCAAACCATGCTAATCCTCCCTTGATCGAAAGCATGCCCCATTGATGCGATAACAAGGCCTTCACACGATTCTTTATCTTTGTGATTAATACAAACTGCTTTTGCAACATCTGATATTTTTATATTTTCTTTAGCAATAGAGTTAGCACTAAATAAAATAGCCAAGGAAGATAACACCCCAATAGATGCAATTAATAGTTTCCTCACAACACCATCCTCGTTAGTTAATTTGTTATTAGTTTAGCTGTTTGTGGTGCAAATGGGAGCAAATCAGAAAAGTAATTTAGCAATGGTAATGCCAGACCCAAGTGCCACAAATATAGTAGCCATAAGCCATTTAGTTTGTGTTGATATTGCCTTCTGAACTTCAGTTTTAACTACCTCAATATCTTGCTTAGTAGCATAATTAGACTTAATTACTGCGGTGTCAGATTTTAAGGTACTGATATCACCTTTAGATGTTTTTATATCTGATTTAATATCGGTCAATGTAGCTTGAATGCTTTCTACATTTGCTTCTAATTTTGCAATTCTAGCTTCCATATCTCCACCTCCGCCACTACCACCGTCATAGTGACCGCCTCTACCTCTATCAGTCCATTGTGGAAGAAGAGGGTCTATTACATTACTCCCCTTCATCTTCACACTCCTTTCTTTTCTTGGTTAGCCAGTCACTAACAGGCCATGCATTAAAGTAGGTTTCATGACCACAGTTTCTGCATATAAATCTGTATTTATAATTAGTGATCCAATATTTGTTTTTATATGAAACCTCTTCTGTATCTATTGGGATTAAATAAGGCTCTTCACCATTGTCAGATACATTTGGGATCGCCATTTTTGTATTCCCACACACTTGACACTTAACTTCATTCACGCCAACGTGTTTAAGGTAATTTAAAAAAGTTTCTTCCGTTACCATCTTAAACAGATTATATAGTTTTCTATCATTGTCTTGTTCTTCGCTCACTTTTCACCCCCCTGTATCTTCTTAATAGTTTCCATGAACAACTCTTTGAACTTTTCAGGATCAAGCTGTGATAGCTCGTTTAAGTTTTTGGGGGTGCTATCCTCATCCACGGCAGACTGAAGAATCATAACCATTTCAGCATTAAGAGATCGCCCGTTCTTACTTGCCCTTTGCATTAACTTTTCTTTCAGAGTATCAGGCATTCTAAGGCTATAAGGCGTTATATCTCTTATTCGCGTATTTTTTTGTGACATACAACCACCAGTAAAGTCATTGTGATATCACAATATAGTCAATTATTCGTTGACTATATAGATTCACATTGATATCTTTGTGATGTCACATAGACACATAAAAGGATGAAGATATGAATACCAATAAAAAAACAGGAAAATTTCAACTCAGATTAACAGAGGTGTTAAAAAGTAAAGTGGTAGAACTCTCAGCGAAAGATGGTATTTCGCAAAACTCAATAGTTAATCAAGCGATAGCTTGGTATGTGAAAGAAAGAGAAAAACGTGTCAACTAAAACAGCGAAGCCCCAACTATTTGCGGTAGCTAGGGCTTCTATTTTGTCAGAAACTACGGAGTAACAGACATGACTAGTGTATCAACAATTAACGTACCTTTCCACGGCAACAACCTGTATGTAGTAAATTTCAACGGCGAACCATATGTACCAATGAAACCTATTGTAGATGGTATGGGAATGGATTGGGCATCACAATTTACCAAGCTAAAACAAAAGTTTAGTTCAACCATTGCGGAAATCACAATGGTTGCCGATGACGGTAAAGAGCGCAATATGATTTGCCTAGCTCTCCGTAAACTTGCAGGCTGGCTTCACACTATCAGCCCTAACAAAGTCAAACCAGAGATCCGCGATAAAGTAATCAAGTATCAAGAAGAATGTGACGACGTACTTTACGAATACTGGACGACTGGTGAGGTTAAGAAAAAACACAAATCAACTGTTCAGGAACGCAACCCATTAAAGAATGCTGTTAATCTACTGGTTAGCAAGAAAGGCATCATGTACCCAGAAGCCTATTCTCTTGTTCACCAGAAATTCAATGTTAGTAGCATTGAAGAATTAACAGCAGATCAGATACCCGATGCGGTTGAGTATATTCACAAGTTCGTTCTTGAGGGTGAATACATTCCTAAACAGGAAGAAGTTTCAAATAAACTCAAAACACTAACAGATGATGAACTTGTTACTTTATGCTGGAGTTGGAGCTTTTTAGTTCTATGCTCCACAGCTATGAATGATATATATCCATTATTAAAAGTAGCCGAGCATAGCCTATCTGGTAGATTCCATGATGCACCAAGAGAGGCAATGAGAAATGCTAAAAAAATGCAAGAAATATTATATAAAGCAACAACACATATTCAGCCAAACCAATTCGACAATTCTCGTGTGGTAAATAGAATCAGACAGGAGCAAATTGGCTTCTAAAAAATAAGCCCAAGGATGGGCTACTTTCTCTTTCTACTCACCAATCGGCGCTTACCACTGATCAGCTCATCATTACGTTTATCATCTTGCTTCATGATGTTGTCATATTCTTCTTTGGTGAACCCTTTCTCATCAGGATATTTAGCTTTGAGCATCATCTGAAATTCAGTCATGGTTAACTGTTCGGCTTCATCACGATTCATTCCAAAGTGCGCGCGAGCAGAACTAATGTAGTCAATTGCCATAAACTCATCTGAGAATTCATTTTTGCCTTCATTGCGTTGAAGTTTACGGATCTTCGCTTTACCGATAATTCCGTGAGTAAATAATTCTCGAGCAATAACGATAATGTCAGCGATTGGCATCTTACCATTTTTATAGACAATACCTCGCTTACCCGATCTCCATTCGCCAATGATTTCAGAACAATCATCATCACAACACGCCTGCATCACTATCATTGCAGTTTGTAGGATATTGCGTCCGTATGTTGGTTTGCTAATCGCTTTTATTAACCACTCAGGAATAACCCTGTAGCTCATTACGGCGCGTGCAATTAACTCTTGCACCTCAGCGCCATTTAATTGACCGTAGGCTTTCACAATCTGTTTAGGCTCACCGATTCTTGTCATATTGATGAACGATGGTCTAAATAAGTAATCCTTTTTATCAGTAGAGATAACCATCTCCCCGATTTCTAAAATAGGCGTCATAATCCCTCCTGAATATTATCAAGGGCACTCGAAAGCACCCTTTGTAATATTAAGCAGCGGTAACAGTGACCACGCATTTTGCTGTTTTACTACCATCTTCGGATGTAACAGTGATATTTGCAGTGCCTTCGGCAACACCACGCACAGTGACCACATTAACGAGTTGGGTAACTGTTGCAAAGTTCGGCTTATCGCTTACGGCAGTATAGTTTTTGTTCGTCGCATCGGTTGGGGTAAATTTGACGGTAAATGTCTTAGTTTCACCCACTTTTACAGACAAGGTTGTAGGTGTAACAGCAATACTTTCAACCACGATTTCTTCTTGTAGCCATTCAACCGTTTCTGCATCAGCAACTTTCAATTCACCTGAATAGGTAGAGATTTCTTTTGTTGGAAGCTCCATTGACCATGAGGCAAAAGTCATATAAGCCTGAACAACATCAGAGCCATCGCCTTTCATATCTAGTTGTACCCAGTATGTAGGTTGGCGACCAGCGTTGACTTCATCAAGGATTTCTTTGGCAATATCAAATGCGGAAGTAGAGCCAGTTACACCAGCTTTCTTTAATTCACCATCAAAGTTAATTTTAAAGTCAGCACCAGTAACAATTGACTCAGTTAAACCTTTAGTGTCATCAGCATTAGACGTCACTGTCTCCATGCCGAAATCTAACGACTTACTTGTTAACGCACCTAAGCGCAAGAATTGATCTTGCGATGGTACTTGGGAAGGGCAGCCTTTTGCAATGCGCAGAATACCTGCATTACCCATCACTAGGCCTTTATCATCAGGGCATTGTGCCATGTTATAACCTCTTTATTTGCAAATAAAAAAAGGCCGCATAAGCGACCTGTTGAGACGTGTTTAATTTAAGATGTACAGCGGAAAGAAAGCTTAAGAATAAATCGACCTTCTTCTGTCGGGATAGGTCTTGGTAGACCGCCTAAGTTGTAGATTGAATTGAGTTCGCAATCTAACGAGTTATTAGCAACGTAATTTAGAATTTCATTAGCTCTTATCACTGTTGGCTCAGGGTCTTTCCATGCAGACACAAGAATAAGTACCACGAAATCATCAGCACCTAAATCAGCAAATCGACCGCTACTATCATCCGGTTGAATAACTGCGTATTGCTGGTGTCTTGTATCTTCTTCTTCGTCCCACGCAAACCTTTGAACAATGAAACCATCGAGCAGATTACCTTTGTTTAAGTAGCGCTCAAACTTCTCGTGTATCATATTTGAAGCTCCCGTCTCACTGCTATATCTATCTCAGCTCTTGCCTCCTCAAATGACAATTTGAGAAACTCTTTCTTTGCCGTTGAGCGTCTGAATTTTTGTTTAACTCTAGGATCATGAACGTAAACAGCATAGTTAGCGGAGTATCCAACCCTACCAGTAACTAATGTTCCATTAACTTTCACTTCTCTAAATTGTGAGTTTATCAGCGTTGATGTTTTACCAATTGGTGTATACAGAGCTGTTAGCGCACTACCAGTATCTAATGCTGATTTAATTGCCCTAACAACCTTTCTACCCTGAATGTTACCTACAAGTGCTCTAAGGTTTGCGTTAGCCTGAGAGATTCCCCTTACTTTTGCGCCCATATCACACCGCCGTTATCAGAGTGTAGTCATCTGCAATATGCTCAAATAGGTCTTCATCGCGTTTGATGAATTTGATTTCATCAGCACCGACAGATAGCGGATCACCTGAGTGCTTACCAATAGCGATAAAGTCACCTTTTTTAGCATCAGCATACTCAGTCCAGAAAACCAACTTAATGGTAATTTCAGAGCCAACATCCAACTTTCCAGATTTAAGTTCGCTACCATAACCACAAAGAAAATGAACCGGCTCAGAGAATACCGGCTTACCGTTTTTGTCTTTCTTTGCTTTCCATAAAGTAGCCCACGAGGTGTAAGCCCAATTTGCAACTGAACTCATTACGACCCCCTACACATACAGCCACCTTTCGCTATCCACAAACCAGCATGAGCAGTTTGAGTTGGATCGGCTGGTATTAACCCATTAGCACAACCGTGCTTATCTAAACCACGCAGTAGTGACGCAGCCGATTTCCATCTATCACCAAACGATTGATATCGAAATGAGCGTGATGCGCCGTTAGGTGCTGTTTGTGAGCTGATATATTTATCGCCTTGACCAAGCGCTATAAGTGAAAGCAGATACATCTGGATTAATAGTGCGGTTGCTGATGGATAGTGTTTATCAAGGCATTCTTGAATACTTCCTACCTGCTCAATAAGCGCATCGAGAATAAAATCAGGTAATTCTATTCCCTGCCCTGTCAGGTACTCTTTGGCTTGCTCTTTTGTGATCATGATTACCTCACAAAGCAAAGCCCCCTTTCGAGGGCATAAAAAAACCGCTTTCGCGGCTATTCATCTTTGTCTTTTTTAGACTTGGCTTTTGGTGTGGCTGGGACCAACTCAGCGGCATCATTAGATAATGCTCTAACATTAGCCTTAAAGGCTGGATGAAGATTTTCTAACTCAACCACCTGACCTTTTTCGACACCATGCCAAGGGATAATAACCTCGTACTTTGTCATTACAGATCCTTAGCTCAGTTTGGCACCGTAAACCACACCAGACTTACCGTCACCGTCACGAGTAATTTGCAGACCTGCTGCGCTCATGATTTGGAAGTTATAGTTTTCCTGTGGCATAAAGCGAGGCTTAGGAACAACACCTGTTGCCATACCAACTAACGGTGTCACTACATCTTTACGGCGTTGATAAGCGATAAACTCAGAGCCTTTAAGCGCATAAGTAGGGCGAATTTCTTTCACGCCAGCATACGGTAGTAATGTATCGATAATGCGACCATTTACCACGCTATTACCAGCACCAGCACCGACAGAAACAACCACAGGCTTAATTAAGTTACCCCATGCTTCGTAACTCACCCACATTACATCGTAAGCATCCACTTTGTTGTTGAATGCAGTCTGACCGAACGCACCACCAAAACCAAAGAACGCTAACAATGCAGGCAAATCAGCTGTGGTTAAATCGATATTAGCACCAGAAGCTCCTAAGTCGATTTTCGCTGTGTTGCGGTGATTTTTCAGGCCTTGACCTTTGTATCCATCAACACTAATAGATGCATCACCATTTAAGAAGTAGTTAACTACTTTCTTATTGAATTGACGCATTTTTGCAGTTTGAGAATCAAGAACAAGATCAATGCCAACTGTGCTTAAACCCGCCGCATGACGCCAGTTAACACCAAAGCCAGCGGTAAATACTGGGATTGGGTCACCATCAGAATCATAATCGGTGTGATCATGAGAGTATGGTGCTTGACCATCGATGCTGATTGATACGTCATCAGCAATATCGCCAACCACGTTATACAGTTTCGCTGTTTTGCCAATTGGTAACACTGTTTGCAGGCCCATTAAATCATTGACGATTTCCATGCCTGTTTCTTGGTCGCGCAACTGAATAATATTGTTATCTACTTCTTTCCAAAAGTCCTTAGAGAAACCGCCTGACTGGTTTGCCGCTAAAGTCTCACCATCCATAACATTCCGATACTGGTTTATCATCAGGTTATGTTGCGTGTTATAGATATTACGTGTAGCCCATAGACTATCCCACTGGCGTTGCAGTCGGCTATTTGTTGCTAAAGTTTCAGCAGTATAAAACATGTTTTTTCCTTTTAATTAATCAGTAGTTGCAGTAGCCACAGTGCCAACACGAAAGCGAACACGAATGAAATCATCAGCTTTTAGCGTCACTTCATCTTGAGAGTAACCAATTACTGATTCTGTATCAGCAGATGCAAGAGCACCTTTACCATCAGCACCAAGCTTGATCGGTGAGTCTTTTTTGTAATCGCCAGCAGGAACTAATACGGCCAACTCTCGACCTTCCTCTACATACTCACCAACCAGAGAATCACCAACAGGAACGCCATCACGAATAGATAGCCCTTGGTGATATGCTGGATTGGCTACATAAATGCGACCGGATAATGCGGCTGCTTGAGCAAACTCATTGTCTGCGTTAATAACAACAAAAGTGCCTGGCAACGTAACTGCTTTTGCTGCGCGAGTTTCTGTGATTGATTTACCGTCAAGGTTTACACGGCGATAGCGACTAGTAGCCATTATTTAGCACCTCCAAAGTATGCTGTTGGATCTGGTGCGCCTGTTTGCTCTTGCTGTGCGCCTGAGTTGCCGGCCAAACTTGCCGCGTCACCAATTTGTTTATGCATGTCGATCAGAGCTTGACCTTGCAGTGAGTTAGCCACCACTTCACCGTATTTTTCGGCAATTACTTTGCGCATTTCGGTTTCTTCTGCGCGTTGATTTGCGGTTAAAGTTTCTTTTAACTGATCTTGATTGGCTTGTAACGTATCAATTTTTGACGTGATACCTTCCAATGCTTTTGTTACGTTCGCAGCAATTTGATTGCCGATTTCTGAATAAAGCTCTGTTTTTTCTTCTTGAGTTAAAGGCATATCGCCCTCCGTGCTGTTATTGATTGCAGGGCTTGCCTGCGGTTTACTGAAAGCTGATTTAAGTTTGTTTGTTACAACCTTCACCCACGACTCTTGACGCTCAACTTCTTCGCCTTGCGCATCAAAGGTGATGTTGCCATTTTCATTTGTGTAGGAATGTAGTTTTGCATTTCCTCCATCGATAACGATTACTGCATGAGTGTCTGTAAAGTCCGATACCCACACATAACCATCACCAGCAACGAACTGTTTCTTTGCGGCCATTTCAAGGCGATGTGATTTTTCACGATAAGTTTCACCAACTAGAGCGCCACTGTTAGTTTTAACCTCTGTGGCTTGGTCAGCATTAACCATCATTCCAACACCTTGATCTGGTGTTGCTGCGCCTGACTCATAAAGCAGAATTGCGTCATGATCCATGCTGTGTATCTTTGCAATCCAGTTATAACCCTGCGCTTTCTGCTCTTCGCTTGCTTCAATCTGCTCAAGAAAGACTGCGACGCTCGTATGAATTGGCTCTGAGCTTTCACCGCTTTCAATCGCTTCTACGCGTTGAAGAACTTCTTTACCGCCTTCTGACTCTTTAGCCTTATCTACATCTATCCACTTTTCTAAATAGATGCGATTACCGACCTTGGAAACATTTCTGTTTGCTGCGCCGATATACCCAACATTAAGACCCTCGAAAGAAAGCGCTGATACAAACTGACCATCAAGCGTAGGGTGGCCTAATGGCGCAGGAGTGCCTTCTAACTCTCGGTAATGGGCGTCAATCTCACTTGCTGGATATAATCCACCATTCATAATGACGTTTGCTGGAAGCGTATAACTTGGGATAATAATGTGCTCACGGCCGTTGTATGTTTCACGCCGAATAGAGGCGCTATTAACCTTGGTCGTGACGTTTACTTGAATTGGCATCAGTTATTCCTCCGCCCATTGATAACCACGTTCTTTCATGGCTTCTTTTTCCTCTAACAGTTTATTGATGAGAGCCTTGTTGTAAGGCTTGCCATCTTTATCAACAAGAATGGTTACAGTTGAGCATTTACAGTTAATTGAATTAGCATCACGAGCCCACCAATCACGTTGCTCATCAGACGTAAACATCTTCCCGTGCCTAGCGGCATGATTAGCTCTTGTCGTTGGGCTTAGTGCAGATATATGAATTTCGCGAGTTTCAAGGTTAAGAATTTCCTTGGCTTCGTCAGCTTCATCTAATCGAGCTCTACGTAATGCGCTTGTTATCTCTGTTCTTGCTATCCGATTAGCTCGTCGAGTTTCAATGCCGGCTTGATTAGTTAGGTTTCTCGCTACTTCACGAGGATTTAAACCTCTCGCGATACCATCTGTAAGAATGCGAGCCATGTCAGCTTTAACCTGACCAGACAGCCCTTTCATCTCTTCGAAAACACGAGCGCGAACTAGAGCCATTCTTAGTTGATATGGCTCACTCATCAGTATCGTCGCAACACTTTGTTGAGTAGCTGCGTAGACAGTTGATTGCTGTGCTAAGTTTGCGTACTGCTGTGCTGTTCCTCTTTCGTATGCTGTGCTCACATACTCAAGGAAAAGAAAGTTACTGAACTCGCCACCATTCAAAAGCACCTCATCAACCATTAGCTCACCATCTCTCAATAGTATTGATAGATAGTTAGGGTCTAAATCGAATTGGTATTTTCTATTGACGACTGGCTCAGAGGGGATTCTATTAAGAAGTTGAATGTAGCCCTTTGATATTCTCCGAATACGTTTCGCAAACTCTCTCATTGCGCCACGTTCTAATTTATCAACTGATGTTGGATCAGCTTTCGTCCCGGGTCTTATCGCCGTCCTTATTTTCTGTATTTTCATCAGTTTCACCTAATGGCTCTTCACTATCATTTTCATAGCCAGCTGCCGTCCTAATTTCTTCGACGCTAAACACTGGCTCACCAGTAGAGAGAGCTGCTTGATTAATTCTGCTCATCTTCTCAGCGCTGTCGAGCTTATCTATTGATGACTGTTCGTTTAAGTCATCCCAAACAACCGTTTTCTCACCGATAGGCTCTAGTACCTTGATGTTAATTAGGTGATCGATGAAGTCCTCTATTTCAAATGAGAGTTCGCTTTCTCTGCGTGATTGACATCGCGCATTGAAATACTTCTGATCTTCGGTACTGGCTCTTTCACCCGTTTGCATGCCAACCAGTATTTTTGATGGAATATCCATTGCGGCTGATGCGGTTTGGAGGTTAACCATATAGGTTGGTGTTGGATCAGATACAGCCGTAACCATAGGGCTGACATTTGCGCCCTTCGTAACAAGAACCGAATCATTACCTGCGTTGATTTCTCTTGCTACTTCATTATAAATTTCCTGCAACCCAGCAATGTCAACACCATACATTCTTGCCATCTCATCAAGACTGGCTTCCTTTTCGTAGTTGATATTTAGCTGTCTTGCTGCGTTTTTAAGGAATGACTCACCAGAACCACCCTCAACCTTTTCAAGGCTTACAAAGGCGTTATAGGCGGGCTCAAGAAAACCGATAGCATCAACTGAATAATCACCGAGAATAAAAACCCGATCCGGATGGATATTGATATTTCTAGTCCCACCATTCGGTAGCGTCTCCGTGTACTGCCACATGCTAGGTTGACCGTAATTAGGAGAGTTAATATCCGTCACCCAATCAGTAGGCTTAATTGCATTCGCCCATGCTGGCGTTGCTTTTTTAAGTAGCTTTGATTTCGTGACGGGCTCATGCCACTTCCCACTATCATTGATATGAAGGATCAAGCCTGCATAACGACCAACAAGTCGCTTCTGATCTGCCTCTTTGAACGCCTTCCAAATACGCTTATTTACGTACTTTTTAAATGAAGCTTCCCAAGTGGTTTCTTTCTTGTATTTATCTGCTTTGTCACCCTCAATCACTTGAGGTGATGTTTTCCAGCAATTACCTACGAGTTTTGTTACCCCACCAAAGGCAATACCACCACGGCGAAATAGCTTATATAAATCCTCAAAGGTTAAATCTTGTTTGAATCCGTACTCACACCAAGCAGATGATCGCTTCGCATCAAGCCCCATGGTTGGATTAACCAAAGCCATACGGGCACGAGCTATCGCATCACTCACCATGTGATTGACGGCTAGTTTCATGTTTTCTTGCATTATCGCCTCAGTAATCGTTTTGGAACCAATAGGCCTGCATTTGATTTTTGTGTGATATACCCATCAAGCCCATACCTAACCGCATCCCAGCAGTGGTTGTTCTTATCCTCGATAACAGGAAGAACCTCACCTGTGATCCGGTCTGTTTTATACGAGTAAAGACGGGCTTCTTTTGCTGTTTCTTTACAGCGAGGATGAATGATTATTTGCTTGAATCCGCGTAGATGTGTAATGCCATCTTCTACGCTACCCTGCCATTTTTTAGCAGCAGAAATATTGAAACCTTGGCGTTTTAAATAGCTGATTGTTTCAGGTCGTGCTGAGTCTGCTTTAATTGGCCATTTTCGAGATTCAGGTATCTTGTCGTAAAACGCTGGCATGTGGTCAAGCTCAACACCTATTCCGTATTCCTCATACTCGATGTACAAGCAGTCGTTTAAAATGAACTGACGTAGTAATGTATTTGGGTCTTTAGCAAAACCGAAGTCAGCACCGAATAGTAATCTGTCTGCTTTCTGCCATAAGTCATCAGGGAATGGTTGAACCACATATTTATTGGCTAATACTTGCTTATCGGAGTTTTCAAGATAAGCGCCTTCCCAAATCCATGCGTAGGTTTGATCATCAAGGTTCTTTCTGTCCCTGCGCCTGACCTTTTCCAGTACATCAGGAAACCAAGGATTATCTGTGTAGTTCATTTCGACAACTACCATGTCATCGTCTGGCTGTTTCCTGAATCGCTTATCTGTGGCGCTACCATCCTTCTCAGGGTTCCACGTCACCCATATTTCCGACCCACTTTCACGCACGGTAGGATCAAGCTTTTGCCAAGCCGTTTCACTTACAGTCTCAGCCTCGTCAACCCAACAAAGTAAAATACGGGCTTTTGATTTAATGCTGTCAAGGTTGTGACGCAAACCACAGAACACGTAGCTGACATTACGATCAATGGTGCGGATATATTTTTCACCAATATCGAAGTTAGCAGCCAACCATGGTACAGATCTAATCGCCTGTTTAACTTCCTCCATTGACGACTCTTCCAGTGAGTTCATAAACTCACGGGCGCACAGTATTACTCCAGACTCTCCGTTGTTAGCGGCCTGATATGCCTTAACCGCTGTCATCAGTGCGAATGTCCTAGTCTTTGCGCTGCCTCGTCCGCCATGTGAACACCGGTATCGCTTATCTACTGAGGTAAATAACGGAGCCAGTTTTGCGGGGATCTGAAGCTGCACAGTGTCATTCATTGTTAGGCTCCACCGGTACAAGCTGGATTGTTGTTGGCTTAGGTGACATTGAGCCGTCAGATGATTTCAAATCAATATCCTGAGTTACCTTGTCACCATACTTTTTAGGGCTCATTCTTGCTAAAGCCCACTTTCTGGTATCTATCCTTAACCTTGCCTTAGCAACTGCCGCTGGTTCTTCTGTTACATCATCAGCAATATCAAACAACTCTTCAAAAACGGCATCAGCTCTTGATTCCATTGCTTTCGCGTACTGTTCACGAAAGTCAGGATATTCTCGTAACCAACGCATGACTTTAGTTGTGTTTGGCATTCCTGGTCGCTTGCATACAGAACGCAAACTTTCACCATCGGCAATTAGAGCGCATATATCGTCCGCCACCTCTGGTAAGTAATCAGAAGGGCGACCCATTTTCTTTTCAGTCGCCATTAATCAGCCTCTTTTAGAATAATTAACTGGTTTCGTTTATATACCTCCGGCAATCAATGACACCGTTAAGGATATAAACCTATATAAAACTCTATCAATGCCACTCAAAGAATGACATTTGTAGAATTTTCTAAAATGAATAATCATTTACTGTTCAACTACTGGCACATATTTAATATCACTAATCTCATCAGGTGATATGTATACCCATGAGCCATCTAGTGATGCGATGCCAATTAACCCGTTAGTCACACGAGGCTCTTTAGTAGTCATCACGCCTTCGTAGGTTGTACCGTCTTTCTTAGTTGCTATTACGTGATATTTATTCACTACTCAACTCCACTTCTTGCCCTTGATGTACAACTTCAACCTTAAAGCATAAGTCCGTAAGCCATCGCCAATTAGTTAACGCAGCGATGATTAGCATCGGCTTCATGTAACGGCGTAATGTAACTTTGCAATCAAATGTTCTTGTTTTCATATTCCACCCAATAAAAAAGGCCACTAGGGCCTATTTGGTTTTCTGTTCCGAAAATTCCATTTGAGCTAAATTTTCCAACAGTTCTGATATTTTATTTACCGCTTCATCAGTAAGCTCATCGTTTATGCACCAAGAGATAAATACTTTTGGATCTGGTAGGTATTCTCTTTTCAGCATATTAAAAAACAACATACTTAGTTCGATATCGCTTTTGTCATCTTCCCGATAGTACCCTTTTAAGAAGTTAGCTAATGTTTCTACACTAAACCTGATATCTCCTAGTGATGAACGAAAAACAGGCCGCTTATGCATGGCGACCTGTCTAATCAAAAATAGCTCACTAACTATGGTGGAGAATGTTTCTACTTGATCATTGTAATCTTGTTGCATGGTGCTCCCCTTGTGTTGATGGGTAAAGCATTTGCATTTGTCCCTTAACATTGAAAGCTGCCATACATCGAGCATCAAAGTCTTTGTAGTCAACAGAACTATTAGCAATGTTTGTCACTGCAACCATTTGCTTTTCTACAGCAAGTAGAGCATCACCTTTTAGGTATTGGTGGATTTTTTCTCTGTCGCCTTTATTTTCTTTGACTGACTCATAGACATAATCAGGTAATGCAACGCCATAAACCCATTTAGCCGTGATGCCAGCGAACAATAACGGACAACCGCCAACATGACCAAAATAAGGAGTCCCTGACATCTTTGATAGCGCTCTATAATAGGGTTCTTGAAATCTCTTTTCCCACTCAGTAGCTTCTTTGTATGTCAGTAGCCCAATTACTTGATCTTCAGTTAATGTCATATTCTGTGACATCAACATGTTTTTAATGTGCCTGTCGCAAGCACGGGCAAATTTAGGGGATAACCATCTAGCAAACTCAATCACTAATTCAGGATGGATCCAAGTACCACCATATCTGCCTTTCTCTACTTTGACCAAAAGGTGAGAAATCTCACCTTTAGAATTTATAGCTTCGATATCAAGTTCTTGCCCTATTTCTTTTGCGTACTCTTTTGTTGAATCTAGCCTTAGCCAATCAAGAGTTCGCTTATCAAATATCTTTGCTGCCACAGTGGCATTAACCCAGCAATCCCCATTAAACGGGATCAGAGTTTCGTCATACTTCATAGGTACGATTTTAATCATTGCATATTTCCTATAGAAAGAGAGCCTGTAGCACAGAAAAGCCGCCCCAAGAGAGCTTGCCAGCTATAACGGCAGTTCTCAGGCTCACTTTCTGTAGACTCTTGGTGTTTTAGATGTGCGTGCTATGCACAGAGTGAAATGCGTAGAGTTCGCAGCTTAGCGATACACTGCTAAGCCACTTCTAGTCTGTTCCTAGCAGTCAAGATATGATCACTCTCCTTAATGGATAAACGACTTATCTAATTGCTGATATATATATTTACTTAAGCTATACTAAGTAGCTATCGCTACACTTTGATTGATATCTTGCTAGTATTGCCCAGCCTCCCACGCTGGGCTTTTTTTATTCCATGCATTCTTGTTTGATATAATCCTGCAACCCTTTAATCATCTGTTCTGACTCTGCAATTCGCTCTCTGAGTAGCCAATAATTTCTGACAGCGGAGTCAGTAGGTCTGGCGGTGGTTGCATCATCCATGCCGGAGGTTGAATTGGTTTCGTCTTTCGGACAACTGGCTCGGATGTACACCCTGTCAGGATTACGCTCAGCACTAACGCGCAACCTATCAATTTCATTCTTTGCACTGGCTAGCTCCTGTGAGTGACGAATATCGAGTCGATTTAATCGATTGATACGGGCTTGATAGTCTTTGTTGATATCGATTTGCTGTGATAACTGATTGGTTGCTGTGTTGTAATCTTTGCTCAATTTGTCGTAGTCATCTATTACCCACCATAGCCAGAATGCAGATATTGCCAGTAGTCCAGCTAATACCTTAGTTAGCGTGTTCATGCTGGATATGTCTTATGAGTTAATTGGAAGTGAGGGCCATCTTTAAATGTTTTCCAGTTACCGCCCCATTCGATATCAACACCTAGCTCTTTCGCCGCTTGCATCATGGCATCAGCTACCTTTTTAAAGTATGACCAATCGTTCCAAGGGATCTGATTATTTACCAGCGGAGCACAATCAACAGCGTGGCCGGTTAAGTGACGACTATTCATCGTTTGGCTTTTGCCACTTGCAACTAATTGTCGCTGTCTGGCTTCGTTGCGCTTACCTTCAATCACCATAAAATCAATATCGGTAATTTCTAATGCTCGATGCACTACCTTAACCAAATCAGGATGAACGCCACGGAGGTTTTCTTCGCTACGTTTGCTCAATCTAAACTTACTCACTTCTTCCCCCCTGTAAACTTATCCCAGAAGAAATCCAATGCTAAAGAGCCAGCGGAACCACATAAGCCAGCCGTAAATAACGTGTAGTAGAATGAAGTGTTAAGCTCTATTGATATAAGACCGCCCATCATCCCAGCAAAGCCAGATACGAACATTTGCATAATTGCTCCTACCCAGCTCCACCGATAACCATTACGTTTATTGTCAATAATGTATCTAGCCAATCCGCCGTATAGGGAGATAGCGAATATGACACCCCATGCGGTGGCACTGAATTTGTCTTTCTCGTCCATTCGTGTCATACCGCCTCCTTTCTGGAGGAATTAGTTAATAGAACGCCGACTCACAGCTCTTGTGTGAACGTGAGGTGTTGTGATTGATTCTGTGGTCGGCATATTTGGTGCACCTAGAACGGATTCGAACCGATAACCAAGCAATTATGAGTTGCCTGCTCTACCGTTGAGCTACTGGTGCATATACGAAAAAGACCGCCTAAGCGATCTTCAAAATGAGTTGTTCGGAATAACCGAACATGTGAACTATCCGGAAATTCCGGAGAGTTGAACTTGTAAGGATTGCTTACAGGTTGAATTAGCGTTACCGGAATTCCGGCATCGAAACAATATCAATAACTTATCCCCTCGAATTCGGGGGAATAAAAATAGAAAGCCCCAAACGTATCGCAAACCAGATTTCTCCGTTCTACGTAGAGGTTATGAGGGGCACTGTTCGGATTTCAGATACAAAAAAGCCCGATATCTCTATCAGGCTTTCAGTGCTCTTTGCTTTTACGAGCGAGCATACACTAAATATACACATTCATAACTTATTTTCAAGTGATTTTTGAAATATTTTTATATTCAACTCCAAGTTGTGAGCGTTCTCTCGCTATTTCATCTTGTAGCACCATATATAACTTCGCATTAAATAATGTAATGCACAAACGGACACGATCAATACATTGTTTAGTGGTAAGCCAAGGCGCTACTTGTTTTTGAATGTAATTTGCGAGTGTTTGCATCGTATTTCTGCCAAGATAGTAATCGGTAGCGACAACATAAACAGGATTGGACTTGTCGAACGCTTTCAAAATTGCTTTCTCTACAAAATCAGCTTCATCTACATCGTTGGCGCGCTGAAACATGTCGCTGAGTGATTGTTTAGGAAATAATATTAACTGAGCTTTTTCTTCAAGCTCCTTTCCTGTATATCCTTCCTTTTTTAGTTGTTCAAACACCTTGGTAAATCTTTCCATGTTTTCTCCTGACCACCCAGTAACAAATCGCCAGATACTTCCAGAACCACAAGACAACCCAAGATAACTATCATCTTTCATTTCTCCAGCCCACAGAGATATGATTGCTCTTACCCATCTATCTTGTGATGGAGTTAACCTCCTTGCCTTGCCTAAATATGATTTTCGAGGTGAGTTTGCTACATACCTATAAATATCTACCTTACGCTCCCTCATCTCGCCTCCGGTAATACTGTGTGCTTTGCGTCGTTTTTAGTGCTAAACATGACACCTATCTGCGGGTATAATTCTGCTCGATGATTAGTTTCTACTTTCATCAAGCCACTACTTTTCTGCACAACTGAATAATCAAACTTAAACTTTGATTTTAAATATCTGGCTTCTTCAATAGCCGCGATTAAGTCAGTGAACATCATCTATCTCCCATATCGTGATATCTAATGAGCCATGAGCAACCTTTTCACCTCGACGGATCCGCATATCATCAATTTGGCTATCATCTACCCAAAATTCGGCATGAGTTAACGAATCGAAAACTGCCTTTGGCAAGTTATCGAGGTCTCTTTGTCGTTTATCTGGGGGATTTGCTGTGATAACTATTTTGATGCGGGAAGTGGTTTTGACGTCTAGGTTGTGTTGCTTGATGTAATCTGTTACTTGCTTTCGGTAATTTGTGCCTTTAGGTGATATGTAGTGCCTGCCTCTACAGTGCCTCCAGTAGGTATTATTGCTCGGTGGCCACGGCAATTTTAAGTGATACTCGTTCATACCTTAATCTTACCCTCCTTGATGAGAATATCCTGAGTGCGAATAACACCTTCTAAATGACATTGCTTTGCGTATTCAGCATCAACATAGTGAGTGCGTCTATCAGATTCATCATGACAAGCACTACACGCCCACGCGCCAAAAATATCATTAGGCTTTATTCCGGTACCGCAAATGCCAGACATTCGATAATGAGCTAAGACGACAGTTTCAGAATTGCCATTACATACACCCGGTATTCTAATTTGGCATTCACGGCCTCGAGCTTCTTTGCGTAAGTTCGCCATCTCCCTCTCCTTTGATTTTATCCATCACTTCCAAATGAGCGTATTCATCAGCACACTGAGCACACACATAAATTTCTTCATCTGTTAGCTGTCTATTGCATGATTGGCAGTTCATTTTTTTACCTTCTGTCTTAACTCATTGGCGAAAGAATTCACTCGATTCTTCTCACGACTATCAACAAGGTTTGATAATTTAATCATCGTTATGAATGACGGTCTGAACTCATATGCCTCATCGCTGGGAAATTTGTATTGATGACCATAGGCATAATATTTATTTTCTTTCCAAACCTTTACGTTTTCACCGTTATCATTAAATGTGATTGTGCAACTACACTCTTCCACAACACCGCATTCGTCGATCAGGTAATTTAGATAATCATCCCACTCTTTAAGGTATGGACGCTGATACATTCCAAATAACCAGTTATCTCCGCACCGCATGGCATCTAAAATATTTTTAAGTTTCATCTCTCTTGCTGCTCCTTGAGTTTCATGTATTCGCTGTCGTTTGGGATGATGATTGGAATGCCTTTTTCAATACACCATGCTTCGTGTTTCTCCATCATGTAGAGCATCCGTGCTTTATCCATCTTGCGGGTTTTCTCACGCCCTCCGTTTTCATCACGACCTAGCCAGTGACCAACAAAATACTCATGCGTTTCTTCGTTAGTGATTGGCTTTGATAGAACGACTTCACCAGCACCGTTTTTAATATCAATGACAACACCACGCGCACGTAACCAGTCGCCCGTGGTTTCTACCCACATACGCCATGTTTTATTCATTGGTATTGTTCTGAGTTCACGCCATTCGGTGATTTTGATTCGGTACCGCTTACCGGTTTCTGTTACTTCTGAGAGGGTTTTGAAAATGCCTTTGAGGTTGGATTTATGGAGACAGATATCATTTGTCAATTAGCCTCCTATTGGCGATAAATCATAACGACTAAACCGCCTTTGGTTGCAACCTTAATTGTCTGGTTATCTTTGACTTCGCTAAGTTCAAACGCATCGTACAGCTCATCAATTGCCGCTTGCTTTCGTTCCTTTGATTTGCGTTTAAATAATTTGCTGAATATCAAACTTAAGAACCAGCAAAACGCTTGTGTAACAATCCACACGTAGCCCATCATTGATAACGTGGCTACTATCCATTTGTATGTTTCATCACTCACTGTTAGCTCTCCTGTGGTGGCTCTGGCTTTTCTGGTAAATTCATCCAATGCGTGACCATATAAACTTCACCATCCATATCTTGCATTCCTTCATTTTCGCCAGATTCAGCATTTTGAAACTTATGGATATCACCTTTCCACCATGCAGTAGTTCGACCATGAGAACCAAATGTAAAATATTTGCCGTCTTCCTGTGGCGTTTCATCACTTCGTTTAATCCAGCTCATCACTCACCCTCTGGCATTGGTGGGAGCATAGTTGACCAGCCGTGATAAAACATAAACGCGCAATAATTAGCCACATCAACAGGATCGCCTTTCTGTATGTGTCGCATGAATTGATTCTTACAATCCAATCCCCAGCTATTAGCCATCCATTCGTCTGAATACCCGTATTTTTTCTCAGACTTATGTAATTTTTCTGCCATGGCTTCAGCAAATTTAACAACAAGATCTGCTGTATTTTCACTAAGTTCGGCTGGTATGTTAATTTTCATTTCTGTTAAATTAGTTCCCTGCATTAGATGCCTCCTTTGATATCAATATTTTTCATACAAAACTTAAACACCCACCTGATTAGATAGGTCATCACTAACGCCTGAATAATCACTATTGGTAATGCCCTTAGATAAACATGAAGATTAAACTCGCCTAATTTATCTATCGCAATTAAAACCGATACCGAACCCCAAGCAATGAGTTGAAATAGAAATGTAAGAATGTTGCTACTAAATACCCTGACGAGTGCCTTCTGATGCCATTTCATCACTCAACACCTCGCTTAATTGCCATAACTAATTTTTAAACTTCCTGATATGGCAACCACTGCTAAAAGTAACCATCCCCAACCTGATTTTTCGTGATACATCAGAAATGCAACAGATAAAAATCCAGTAATCGGTACTAACATGAAAAACAATGTGCCTAAAATATCTCGTAAATATTCCATCTAAAAATCCTCTTGCGTGTTAAGCTGCTTGTTTGCGCCACAACTCTTGTTGAAATACTTTTGCCCCATTGACTAGCATGTCGTTAAAATCGCCAGTTCCGTCAATCCATCGGACGCTGACTTTTTCAACATCGTTATTACTTAGAATATTTCGATTGCCACATTCAAAGGCAGCTGCTAGCCCTGTTCCGTTGCTGTCAGTGTCTGCAAATATGATCAGATGCTTAACGCCTTTCGGCGCTCTAAATCTCCGCATGAAATTGGCATTTAACGTTGACCATGTGTTACAGCCGTAGACTTGCTGACAAGAAAGCGCCGTTTCTATCCCCTCGGCGATCCCCAGCGTTGATGCTACTGGGGTCATTCGAATTGCAATAGAGCCAGCAAAATCTAAATAGTTATCTTCCTGTAACTTGGTAAGTCGTTTATTCCCTTCAAAGTTTGCTTTTTTTTCGCCCTCTAAGAACGTCCTATGCAGATAACAGCCAGCACCACGATCATCTGTTGCAATTGACCAGAGCGAAGTAAATCCATTTTGTTGTGTGTTACTGTATCTGACGTGCTGAGATGGTAAAACGTTGATCCCTCTGCTCATCAAATATCTATGAGCTGATGTATCTTTAAGTGGGATTAGTGAAGCGAACCTTGCGATAACTTTTGAACGAATGGCTTTTACATCTGATTTTGCGTGCGGTACTACTTGGCCTGAATAACTGTTTCCGATTAACCGATCTATCTCACTTGCTAAAACTCTAAAATCTTTTTGCTGGGTAAGTTCCAGTAGTTTCCAGCCATCACCAGCACCACATGAGCATATCCAAGTTCCCTTACCGTTTTTATTATCTATCCTGAATTTTCCTTTCTTTCCGCATATAGGGCATTCCCCTTGATAGTGTTTTTTCCCTGTGATTGGCGGTAATTTGTAATACTCAAATATCTCAGGCCATCGACCTATTACTGCCTCTACCGTCTTCACGATTACCTCCTAAGCTGAGCTTTTCCCGTATATCTTCCAAGTGTGACCTTGCTGATGCTATTTTTTCAGCCTCTGTTTTCGGTTTTACCTCTTTTGTATTTTTCTTCGCTTGCATCTTTGCAAAAGCGATATTTTTTGAACGAATATAATTACTAACTTCGGGAGTTATCTCTTGCGGTGTATCATGTAATCCACGAGGCCATACCCCGAATTTTTTCTTGTACGTGTGGGCGCACCAACCATCAGAAATAGGCTTGCCTGATATCTCACGCTGTTTTTGATAAAACTTGATTTGTGACCACCAACTTTGTTTTTGCTCCTTGGTAAATATCTGTTCACCTGCTTTCAGTTTTTTGAGTTCTCGCGTTTCATCGACTTGAACATTTTCCCCAGCGAGTGGTTTAAACCCACATTTAGGGCAAACGTAAACACCTGCCGGCTTCATGTAGTGACAAGATGGGCATTCCTTCGGTTTTTTCTCTGCCTTGACCTGATCTCGGTAGCTGCTTTGGGTTTTCATGCCATCGTTTTTGTTTTGCAGGTCGTCGTATTCAATTTCATCAGGAAATCCCAACAAGTGAACTGATCCTGAATGGTCGAATATGAGACACTTGTCTTTCCCTTTTGCTGTTCTCAATCCCCTACCAAGACACTGGACCCATCTAATTTCCGATTTTGTTGGCCTCGCGTAGATGATGCAGCGAACGTCACTATCGAACCCTGCAACCAAAACACCAACGTTAACGATGATTTTTGTAGACCCACTCTCAAAACGGTTAATAATCAACTGCCGTTCATCGTGTGGCGTCTCTGCGGTCATCACCTCAGCGTTGATCCCCGCTCGGTTAAATTCCATCGTGACGTAGTTTGCATGGCTGACATTGACGCAAAAGCAAACTGTTGGCCTGTCCTCGCCATGTTCTAACCAAAATTTGACGATATTCCCGACTAAATCAGAATCGCCCATGATTTTGGCTAACTGCTCCTCGTTGTAGTCATTGCCAAATGCCGATAGTTTTGATGTTTTTACACCGCTAACATCGGGATTATCTGGCGCGTAAAATTCATAAGGACTCAAATCACCAATTTCGATTAACTCCTTCATCGTCGTTGGTTTAATCAATGTTTCGTAGTATTCGCCCATCCAACTAGCAAAGGGTGTCCCCGATAACCCAACTACACGAATATCCGTATCTCGGATAATTTCGAGTATTTTTTTTCGCTTCATGTGGGCTTCATCGATGATGAGTAAATCAATGTTGTCAGGGAATTTGCGGCGAATTAACGTGTCTGCAGATGCAATTTGAATCAATTTGCTGGGGTCATACAGTGGGTGGTCGCGCCACAAGTAACTAATCTCATCGACTGGCAGTCCGTACTCAACAAACCGTGTTGCAGTCTGTTCAATCAGCACTGTGTAGGGGGCGACAAACATGACCCTCATTCCCCTAGAAACTAAGCCGTCAGCCACGAATGCGGCTATCGCGGTTTTACCAAATCCAACACTTGCAGAAAGTAACATCGTTCGGTGTTGATTCCAGTTCTTCCTGAGCATATCCAGTGCAGTGACTTGCTTAGCTTTTGGCGTTATACTGAGCATGATTAATTCCTTTTTGCGTTACGCCCGTTTACCTCCCTCAAGGTTTTTCGGGCTATTCCCTCAAGTTTTTTTGAGTTAATGGCTTCTGTTGCGTCATTAAAATCAATAACTTGAGCACCTTTCCTGTCCATCGTGTAGTAACAGGATTTCGATATATTCCAACTCCTCCCCCCCCAGTTAAACTCTGGGTTTATTGCGTATATGCCACGCTTAAACTTGATTAACCCTACCGCCTCAAGCTCTTTGTTGGCTCTCTGAATGCTTCTCTCGCTCACGTTGAGGATCTCAGCTACCTCAGCCCTCGTCGCAACATACCGACCATATTTCCAGTCGCAACTGTCAGTGATTAGCCCGTATAGCTCAGTGGCGGTTGGGGATACTTTTGATAAACGCTTGTAAAACTCTCGTGCGTAAAAAACTCTTGACCATATTCTCATTTTGTGATAGTCCATTTTTTGCAAAAGAGACAGAACCTGTCCGTTTAGGAGACAGAACCTGTCGTTTTGATGTCATTTAACTATTTGATTTTTAAGAAATTTCCAAGTTGCCCCTTCCTTATCCTTATAGGGGTCAAGTTAGAACTCAGATTTTCTTTTTTTTGGATTTTAAATCATGTACTTATGAATAGTGCCTTGTATCAGCATTGCTACACTTTCCAAGGAACAGGCCATAGGTTTGTATTGAACTCGGTGATTCAGGCGACACCTTGAGAGGGATGGTTTCTCTGGCCAGTGCCTTGTTGAAAAACTCTCGGTTCGGAAACATATCCATCGAGGTAGGAAGAGTAGTTTTTTACAAAGTTCCTTAACCGTGTATTTGCAGCCTTTCTACCAGCATTTATTTTTTTGTAAGGTATAGGTTCATCGTCGAAATGCTCTTGATAAACTTCAGAATATTTAACCGATACCTTTGCTCTTATCGATGGCCTTAGCCTCAATAACATTTCCTTAATCCATTTCTCATCTTGTTCAAAATAACAATTTGGCATTAAAATATTGACGTTATACTCATAATTATCCATATTCTTTTTTAACCTCATGAAATTAAAGCCCATTAAATTTTTATTAATGAGCTTATCTATGAGTAATCAAATTACTTGACTAATACTGATTATTCGTCCAGTATTAATGGGTAAATAAAATTAAATGTTTAAACTGATCTGAGCCTCATCTGTTCCAGCAGTTGGGGCTTTTCTTTTAATCTTTCCCTTTCCTTCAAGAGCCTGAATAACCCTTTCTGCATAATCACCTTCAATCACAACTTTCGTTGGCTTATCGCTGATATTTACAGAGTCAGGGGGTAATCCGAACTTACTCACCAACTGGCAAGCTAAATCGAATATTCGGGCTTTATCTCTACTTGATTTTGATGGGTGTATTCCTAGCGCCTTAGCGAGTCCGTTATTACCGACTGAATACATTTGTTGAATGTAAAACGTCATCAATTCGTTTGATGAGCACTCTACTTTGATATTTTTTGCATGTTCCATAGTCTATAGTCCTTTTAGATACAGTTAGTCCGTGACTCACGATCCTGTGAGTTGAGTGTGCACACGATGCATGTGCGGATTGATTGTTAAAGAGCGATGGTGTTACCAGTATTGTTTCCCTAAATCCCATAAGTGCGGTAAGTCTGGGCGTATGTCTTTCCCTTTAACTTGACCATTTGTAGCCTTAACAATTAATGGGATATGTTCAGGCGATACTTTTGCCTTGTTATGTAGCCACTTAAAAACTGCTTGCTGTGTTATGCCACATGCTTCACCTAGTTTTTTTTGTGTCCCTACAATATCAATGGCGGTTTTAATTGCTTCGTTCATAAAAAACCTCCGTTGTTTATTTTTATATAATAAAACCTTAGTTGTTTTTAATCAACAACTATATTTGTTTGAATGCCAACAACCGCGGTTGTATATTTAAGATTATGAAAACTACTCTTGCACAACGATTAAAAAAGGCTCGTAAATTGTCGGGCTTATCTCAAAAAGAACTAGGCGAGGCAGTTGGTATATCACAGGCTGCAATTCAAAAGATTGAGGTTGGAAATGCACAAAATTCAACGAAATTAATAGAAATAGCTAAAGTTTTGAGAGTCTCTCCTGAATGGCTGTCGTCTGGTAATGGCGAGGAGCCAACTATTCCTGTTATCCATAGTTCAGAAGCAAGCAACATAAGTACTGATACGCACTCGGATGAAGATGGTGGTATTAGTAATGCTTATAAGGTTGAAATACTAGACGTAGAAGCGAGCGCAGGTGCTGGCGTGATGGTTATCGATGATTTTATCGAGACTATCACGGCTATTGAGTATTCAGCGGATGAAGCAAAAAGATTATTCGGTGGAAGACCTTCAAATACGATAAAGATGATCACTGTAAAAGGTGATTCGATGGCTGAAACGTTCGAACCTAGGGATCAGATATTCGTAGATATAACCACAAACTTTTTTGATGGTGACGGGATTTATGTGTTCGTATTGGATAACCAGCTCTACATAAAGCGATTGCAGAAACAGTATAAGCGCCTAGCAGTTATATCTGACAACCCACGATATGAAACTTGGTATCTGGACGAAGATGCTATTAATGGGCTTTATATATGCGCTAAGGTGCTAGTTAGCCAGTCTATTACCTATAAGTTCCACGGCTAACCCAATGGCCTGACGACACGTTTTAGGGTGTGGTATCTAAGTTTGATATAAAATAATTTAAAAAGTTGTTGACATAGGGTTGGCAACTGGAATAGTCTAAGGACGTCAAGCCCAGCCCCGTTCGTAGACAATAGTTAATATCTACATAACGGCTCTGGGCATTTTTTATTTCAATATGAAAAAGACAGCTATTCTTATTGATGCGGGATTCTTTATCTCCCGAGTTAGCGCTGTAAAGCGAAAGCATTTTAAAGATCATGATTTAAATGCATCTCATCTAATGAAATTAATATGGGGACTTGTTCAGTATCACTTGAACAAAAGACATGGCTCTCATGAGCATAGAGCTCCATTGGAATTATACCGAATTTACTTCTACGATTGCCCACCTCTTGATATACAAACAAGGTACCCTTTGCCAGCAGAAAAAGGGCACACATCACCACCAAGGAAAAATTTTAAACTAGAGCCATCTTATATTCTAAGAACAGAACTTCATGAAGAATTAAGGAAGAGTAGAAAAACAGCTCTCAGGATGGGAACACTAGTTGATAGTAAACGTTGGCAAATAAATGAACACACACTCAAAGATCTTCTTGCCGGCAGAAAAAAATGGGAACAACTAACCAATGATGATTTTCATTACGATATAAAACAAAAAGCTGTAGACATTAAGCTAGGCATGGATATAACTATGCTTGCATATGAAAAATTAGTGGATGTAATGGTTCTGGTAGCTGGTGACTCAGATTTCGTTCCAGCAGCTAAACACGCAAGAACAAAAGGAATAGACTTCATCTTAGACCCATTAAGGCAAGACGTATCACCAACTTTATCTGAACATATAGATGGAATCCAATCTTATGGTTTAATATCTGCAATTGCAGATATACTACAAGTAACTCCAGACCCTGTACCAGATTGGTGGGAAGAGAAAGTAGCCAGATCAGAGGCTAGGAAAAAAACACGTCAGCGTAGAACAAGACCTAAAAGAAGATAATCACAGCCCTCCCGCGAGGGCTTTTTTGTGCCCTCTCCCCTCCAAATAAGTGACCTACATTCCAATCTGAGATTTTTTTGAAAATAAATTACCAACAAAAACAACCAAATAAAACCAATGTAATATAAAAACACCACCACAAACAACTTTGGTTGTTGACAATAAAACAACTATAGTTTTAAATATAACTCATCAAAGGCAAGCAACATGAAATACAGCCTAATGTTCTTTAATAATTTGGAAAGTCGGAACAGCATACCTACCCTGTTTAGACCCTTACGCAAAAATGCGACGTATCACTAGGCACGATCTGGTTAGTGAGAATGTTACTACTGCACGAGAGTGATTACAGATAGGAATAGGCAACACTGGCAGGTGTTAGGTATGCAAGCGCAAGAATACTAATTATAGGTCATTCAATGAGTGACCTATGGTGAGTAAACAGGAGGGCAACATGAACTCTAAGAAACGGCAGGAAAGACGACGCAAGGCATGGATCGCCGAGCGTAGAAATAAGCCACATAAGGCATACAACGGCACGGACTGCCCGATAGCTAACTTGGTACTAATGCTCAAATCAGCACCAGATACACGTAAAACATTAAAACTGAAAAAACAGCCGAGCAGTGAGTTCGGGGTGACGGCGAGATAAATAGGAGAAGTAACGTGGTTCAATTAAACAGAGTTCAAATTATGTATAGAACAGCGGATCAAGTATCTCGTGTCTCTAATGAGTTGGCTGGCTCTTTTATGTACTTTGCAAGAGCTGATGACGCTATGGAAAGCGGTTTGTTTTGTCAGAAATTAGTTGTTCCATTTTGGGGTGATGAAGATAAATTCGACTTTCTTGATAAAAGATTTGAGGTGAAGAAAGTCAGTGATTTAACACCGACAGAGCAAGGTTTACTTGCTAACAGTTAACTAATTACAGTCCATTCTGTGGACTGTGGTGAGTTGATTAATAGATAGGAGATAGAGATATGTGTGATTGCTTTACGAAATTAGGCGATGACATGGAAAGTCGCATTAAAGCGAAACTACCAGAAGGTGCAAGCCTACAGTCTTCTGGCTGGAAACAATCAGGATTATTTATGTCTGGCGGCGTCATGTCAGTTAATTATTTCATTGAATACAACGCCAGTTATCAAGAAATCAAAAAGGACGGCACGCCGAAAGCCCGCCTAACAAAGCAGGATTTCCCTGTTACGTTCTCATTCTGTCCTTTCTGTGGCGTGAAATGCGAAACCAAATAGCATCGTGTTTAGTTAATAACGGAGGGGGTATGACATGGGAAAAATGACATTCGTAGTTGAGTATGAAGATGGCAAGGAGCCGTCTGTAAACGCAGGAACGGAGACATTAGGCGGTAAGTTGTTATCGGTTGGATTTAATGACTACCGAGATGAACAATTAACTCAGGATGAAGTTAGCGCCTTAAATCACGCAATTAACTTTAACGACTTGAAAGAAACCTGCGAATACTTTGAAGTTAATTATGACGAAGTTGTAGCAAAACTCTAAAGCCCTCGGTCAGTAGTAACCACCGCACCAACACCAGATAACCACCCTATCGCTCACCTAGCGAGGTAACAATGAAAACTAACTATTACAGCGCTATGCGTGATTGCATGGCGGTGCGTATCACTACGCCTTTTTTACAACTCGCACGTCAAGCGGCAAGGATAGCCGTCTCAACTAATAACAAGGATGTCTGGCGGTTGGCGAGTCAACTACAGAAGATGGCTTACGGGAGGAAAGTATGTCACTGACTATACGTTACACCTATGCAGATATGACCAGTAGAAACCGAAATAACGGCACGGAAATAGCCTTTCAGAATCTTAACGATGTCCGCATTGAAACGGAATCATTCAGGGAACTTACTCAATATTACCAACCTGAGCCATCAGAAGTCGTTGATTACATCATTAATCAGTATGACGAAAAGTCACTCGCAGCAGCTATTCATCTCTCAGGACGAGGGGAAGTAGTCGCAAAGATACTCAATGAGTTGTATTTCAGGAGGGTTGCGTGATTACCAACACATACGGACTCAGAAACGACTGGTACGAACGCCAAATGGAACGAGAAGCGTTTGTTAATTCTCAGGAAGAGAAAATATCAGTTGATGAGGTTATGGATAGCCTGCCAGAAGAATTGTTATGTATGGATTTAGCAAGGAAGTTAAATCCGGTATTTGATGTTAGCCCCCAAGCACTTGATGCAGTTTTAGATGGAATTAGAACAGCGATACAGATAGGGATAGATAAGGAGATATTGTGAGCACGTCAATTATTGAGTTTGTGCAACAACAAGAACCATTGTTTTGTAACGCACTAACAGATCAAACAATTACATGGGCTAAGGAAAGCCAGTTTGCAATTCAGGCATTCCAACGAAATGACGAGCTAGCAAGGGTGGCTATGGAAAACCAAGCTAGTGCTCAAAATGCCATTATTAACGTGGCGGCTATTGGGATTACATTAAATCCAGCAAGTAAGCTGGCGTATTTAGTACCAAGAAAGGGTTTTGTTTGCCTTGATATCAGCTATATGGGCCTCATGCACCTAGCTCAAGTGACTCAAGCTATCGAATGGGGTCAATGCAAGTTAGTCCATGAAAATGATGTTTATGAATCCAATGGCCTAGACACCCCGCCAACCCACAAATATAACGCATTTAGTGACAGAGGTAGTGTTATTGGTGGTTATTGCACAGTGAAAACAGCAAGTGGTGACTATCTCACGGAAGAGATGAGGCTGGATGAGATAAAGGCTGTTGAGGCCACGAGCAAGTCAAGAAATGGCCCATGGAAAACATGGTGGGATGAGATGGCTCGTAAAACAATTGTAAAAAGAGCGAGCAAATACTGGCCTCGTCGTGAAAGGTTAGATCAAGCCATTGATTATGTGAATACAGAAGCTGGAGAAGGAAATGATTTTGATGTTTCAGCAAGTCAAACAAAGGACATAACTCCAGCAAGCGAGGATCAACTAAAAGCTATCACGGACTTGATGCTTAAAGTTAATGGCGAGTGGAGTGACAAATTCTTCACATTCATTAGTAAAAAATTCAACCATCAAATATCCCATCCAGAGCAATTAACCGCATTTGAAGCCAATACCATTATCGACATGCTAAGGAAAAAGGCAGAAGGAAAATGATTAGTAATGACATCATTCTAAGCAAAACAGGCATCGATTTAACCAAAGTAGAGCAAGGAAGCGAAGAATGGATGTCTATCAGGCTCGGCGTAGTCACTGCCTCTGAGGCATGGAAGGTTATTTCTAAGCCAAAGTCAGGGAAAAAATGGACAGACACAAAGAAAACATATTTAAACACCCTTATTGGTGAAGTCTGTACGGGAGTTTACAAGGAAGTATCAGCAAGGACGCTGGAATGGGGTAAAAACTACGAATTAGAAGCAAGGATGACATTCGAGTTTTACACCGGATTAACGGCAAAGGAAGTGCCAATAATATTTAAAGATGAGCAACTACGGATGGCTTGCTCACCAGACGGCATTTGCAGTGATGGCTCAGGATTAGAGCTTAAATGCCCTAATAACACGGACGTATTTATAGACTTAGCATTGAATGGAATCGATGCGATGAAAAAGGAATATGTGGCTCAAGTTCAATATTCCATGTGGGTCACAGGTAAGGATATCTGGCACTTTGCAAATTTTGACCCGCGAATGCCAGCAGGGAAAGAAATCGCATATTTCCCTGTTGAGCGTGACGAAAAAATGATGAAAGAATTTGACGAGTTAGT